GTTGACCTTCCATGTATGCACTTTCATGACTATCACCTTTTACATTTGTGGTTGACATGAAGTGACATCTTTTTTCTAAATCAGATATAATAAGTTTACCTTCATCTGAATTAAAAATCTGTTTGTATGCTTCTCTTAATGCTTTAATTTGTTTTTCTAATTGTTTTAATTGATCCATTACTCGACATCAGCATTGGCAACTGCTTTAGCTTCTTCTGGCAAAGCCTTTGCTAATGGTGCTATCTTTCCTCCTGCTTCAGCAACTTGTTGTAGTTGTTGCATTTGTTGCATTTGTTCTTGTTGTTGTTCTGCTTGTTGTCTTTCAGCATTTAATTGATTTTGTGGTTTTAATATTTTTTGCGGTACACCTACGATGTCTGCCAAGTGTCTAACAAGTTTATCCATATTGATATGATCAAATACTGGAGCAACATTTGATAGTGATCCCATGATTTCGATTGCTCTCATAATTGATTGTAGCTCTGTAGACTTTTGTGCTTTTGCTAATGGAGATACATATTCAATCTCAACATCTTGACCTGCTAAAAATTCTGGTATTGGTGCAAATAAATTTTTTCTTAAAATAATATTGAATGTTCTATCAATTAATGGTTTTAATAATTCAGATTGTAATCTTCCTAATACTGGACCAAGTAGTCTCATCTTCTCTTCGTTTCTTTGTATAACTTCTGTTGCTGTCATCTGTGGACCTTGCTGCATCATAAGTTGATTTACATAGAAAGCATTTCTAATTGAGTTTCTTCTTTGCTCTTCCATGTTTAAACCAAGAGGTGTGTTTGCTCCAATGTTTAACGCTTCAATTCTATCTCTAGTTCCTGATCTATAAAAGTTTAGTCCACCTGGTACAGTTCTTACTGGTAAAATAAATCCATCATCAGGAACAAGTAAAGGTGGGTCTACTTGTTTCTGTGCAGACTTGATTGTAGTTTTTGACATTTCGTTTAACATCTTAACATCTGGCAATGCAGTCATTGCTGGCGATCTTCCATATATTTCATGTGATGCTTTTAAATATCTTGGTACTACAAAAGGAAATTCTCTAAATCCAGAAACAGATAATTCATCACCGCTTGCATACTCAATGTACACAGATTCAAATGGCATATTTGATTTATCTTTTTTGTTAGGATTAAAATCTGTTCTTGGATAAACTGCATGAATAATTTCTATTTCTTCGTAAGGATCTTTTGCATTTACTGTATCTACTTTGTTTGATACAGCAGAACCAAACTGTTGTATTGCAGCTCTAGCTGATATTTTAAATCTTCTGTAAACTGTATCTATTCTACCTTTATCATTTTCTGCAATGTAAACTTCATTGATATGTCTTGTTGAAAATTTTAAAATATCTTCATTATCTTCCTCTATGTACATAGCAGCTGTACCAAAAGTAATTAGGTCATGATACAATTCAAATATTTCTTGTTGGAAGTTTGATCTATTGAATGCTGCATACATTGTTTCTGTTGCAGACTCTAACCATTCTTTTGCCTCATCTTCTTCTGCCATTTCATCTTTAAATCTTAAAGAGAACCAAGGAGTAGAAGGGTTAGTCAACATTCCATGAAGAGATGCAGCTAACAATTCTACAGCTTGTAAGGGAGAAGAATCAAAAATAAGTTCAGTTCGTTTATCACCTTTGGATCTAAGTTTAGTTACATCTGCTTTTCTTGGCATCATGTAATCTGCAACCTCTTGCCAATGCGTTTCCCAGTTTTGTCTTTGCGCTGATAAACGATCAAATCTTTTTAAAATATTTTTTGATAAATTTGTTTTTGCCATTATCCTGTTCCTAATAAACTTCGTTTACCTAAAGTCAATCCTGCTGTTACTCCAGTTGGTGACGTTTGTATTGTTAATGATTTACCTTGTCTTTTTGTTTTTCTTTTTCTATAAAGAATATCTTCTTCTGGTGAAGCAGCTTCTGTTGCTGCACTTTGAGAAACTTCTGCTGTGGTAGGTGCAGTCATTCTTGCTGCTGTAGTTTGTTTGTATTGAGGATCTGAACTATTATTTGCATCTCTTGAAGTATCAACAACAGTTCTGTAACCTTGCTTTCTAAGTTCTGCTAAACCAGCAGCTGATGATAAATAAGAATCATCCATTCTAATATCATCTTTTGTTAAACCTTTTTTTGAAATAAATTCTTTTCTTCTTTTTAAATTTTGTTCTTTAGTAAATTTTCCAACTGCTTTTCCAGCACCTCTAATAATAGATACAGAAGGAAGTTTACTTATTTTTTCCTTAATAATTTCTTTTCTTCTAATTTTTGCTGGTCTTATCATATCTGGAACTCCAGATCCTCCGCCACCACTTCTTGCTCCATTAGAACTCATAATTACTTTCCAAATGTTAAAGAAGATTTAGTTTCTTGAACAGTTTCTCTTTTGCTTTCAGTTTTAATATTTTTTACTTCTTCTTTCAAAACTATAGGCTCTTCTTTTTTAATTTCTTTTTTAACAACCTTTTTTTCTTTAGGTTTTTTTTTTAAAATTTTTTTAATTTTTTCTAACATTATTCTCCTAACAAAGTTTTCATTGCTTCTTCTTTTGATTCTTGAATTCCTAAAGGACTAGTTAATATTGTAGCTTTACTACCAATTCTTCTTAAATTTCTTTCTCTTTCTTCTTTTGCAATTCTAGCTTTTTCTTCAGCAGAAAGTTCTGGTGGTTCAGGAGCAGGCTTTACTTCAGGTAATGCTGGCATTTTTGGTCTAAATAATGATCCCATATTAAATAATCCTGTATTCATTATCTGCTACACTTTGCGGAGCAGATTGTCTAGTATTTAATTCTTGTAGTCCAACAGCTAGATACCTCATGGCATCGCAAGCGTGTGAACTCCAATCGTGTACAGGCTTTGACCTAAACATTCTGTTTTTGTCAATATACTTCCTGTGGTAATGTCTTAACGCATCTATCAAGTTTTTGCAATGGTCAACATCAATGTAGCATCTTGGCAAGGTCATTGTGGTTGCGTGTATCCCATCTTCTAGTGGAATCTTTGGCACAACTTTGAACCGCACACCTAGTTGGTAGGCTACCTCACGTCTTGTTTTGCCATTACTAAAATCTGTAACTTCAATATCGTGTGGTGCAAAATGATCTTTGTAAATGTAATCTTTATCTTTTATTACCTGCACATAGTGTGGCAGACCTTGACCACGCTCTTCATGATAATCAATGATATTTACTGCTCGACCTAATTGTTGAAAAAATATTATCGAGCTGTGATCCGAAACTCCAAGATCCCATGCTGTTGATACTGGGAGTGAAGGATCATAGGGAACTCTTGTTAGCTGCCTTTTGTTTTCCATGTCTGCAATAATATCTCCGTATATTGCTCCTTCAATGTTGGCAATCCAATCACACTCAAACTCCTGGAGATACTTCTTTTCACCCATAACTTCTTTTGCCTTGACTAGCTCTTCTTCATCTACAATTTTTGTATCACTAGCTTTTGCCTTGTAGTTAAACCAATCATCCGCACCTTGTGCGTGTTGGTATAATTCATAAAAGTTATTGTTCATTCCTTGTGGTGTACCAATAAATACGCAGTAACCTTTTCTATCTGATAGTGCAGGTCTAATTATTTCTGGAAATAACTTCTCATTAACATTTGCGTACTCATCGATCACACACCCATCTAGGTATATACCTCTCAAGCCATCTGAGTTCTCTGAGCCTAGCAAGGTGATACGAGAGCCATTAGGTAAATCAACTCTCAGTTCTGTTTCATTAAACTTAGTATATGGAATTTTTGCAGTGAACTGTTTCATGTAATCCCAGGCAATAGACTTTGCTTGTTTGAAGGTTGGCGCAATGTAGGCAAATCTTGGGTTTTTATTTTTAGACAGTAATGCTGATCTAATTAGATGGTTGATCATGCATACTGTTTTGCCAAACCTTCTATGGCAAACTAATACATTCCATCTATATCTTGATATTTGTTTATGTAATAATGCTTGATGCCTTCTTGGCGTGTAAGGTATTTTTATATCCATACATTAATGAATTGATTTACTGTAACTATCTTCTCCAAAAGGAGTGTACTCAAATCCTAGTTTTGCCATGACGTATGCTGTAAATAGTTGTGCAGCGTCATTATTTGGCATACCAAAGAACTTAACTACAACATTGTTGCTTTTTTCTTCAATATAGCAAACACAATCTAAATCTTCTGATGAAAAATAGTTCATATACTACATCTAGTCTATTTAGAATTATTTTAAAGTAAAAATAAATCTGTGTAAAACTAAGTAAAGCTGTCTGTGTAAGGGAGTCCTCGAGTCCCATGTATATATATATAATAAATGCACACGCAATTCTGGCGTATAGGGGGTATAGCAAAGTCAAAAATGTTGTTAAGTTCTGTAATAATTATATGATGCGGTGTAGTGATATATAAACATTATCAGTAAGAATAATAAAAAAACTTTTAAGTGGTGCGTGATTGTTTAGAATAATTCTAAACCGATCCTATAACGCCAACGCCACGCGCTGCGCCTCCATAATAAAATAGTGTCTTTAAACTTATTTAATATTTCAACTTCTTTTAATTACATTTACTTCTTTTTAATTCTTGCAGCTCTTTTAATATTACAATTTATTACAACACCAATAGTTGTTGTATAATTACAACAGTTGCATTCTTGCAACATGTGACAATACTGTACTTGTAATAATATCCTTTTTGTATATTCTTAATTTATAAACAAATAAACAAAAGAGGTAAACAAATGAATGAAATAATGCTTAATCATTATGATAATCAAAGTCATGGATATGTTAAAATATCTGAATATGATTTGAAGGGTATTGGAATTGATCCAAAAAAAATTGGATCTTCATATTCGTTTTATAATAAATGGAATGGTGTTTATTATTTTGAAGAAGATTGCGATGCAGATAAACTTATTAAAGAATTAAATAATAAGGGTTATTCTGTAAAGTTTAAATACAATCATGTTGGAATTAATTTTTTAAATAGTCCAGATATTAAAAGAATAGTTTAATATTAAACAATTAAACCCCTAATAATTAATTTTATTGGGGGTTTTTTTTATGTTGACAATAAGATATTATTATACTAAAAGGATATAAAACAACAATGAAAGGAAAAAAACAATGACTAAATATATATACAATAAAGACAGCTTTGAAAATGCTGTTGAAGTAAATAATTATCCATGGGGATTTAGATTAAAAACTAAAAGAAGAACATGGATTGAAACAGACAAGAACAAAGGTGACAGGGTTTGTTTCTGTACTTTAAACCCTAAAACCAATAAATGGTGTGCAGTAAAAAAATCAACTTATAACGCTGTTGATGTTTTATTGATAGATGAAAATGAGCATGTAAAATCTATTGGAGTTTGGAAGTATGGAACAAGTGAAAAGGATCTTGAAAACTTTCTTTCTAAGATTGATTATAATTCTTTAAGTTTGTTACAAAAGAAACAAATTGAGAGAATAAAAGCGATCAACAAAGTTATGGAAAAAGTAACATTTAAGATTGAAAAAGTTTCTGAATATAATTTGTCTGATCCTTTAGACTTAATAAGAATGAAAAGAGACAACAATTCACCAGAAACTAAAGCAAGAGAACAAGAACAAGAACAAATCAAAGGTAAGATTGTCAATGCTATCAACAGCCAATATAATCAAAATATAATTAAAAATAATTTGAAAGGGTAATTGACAATATACAAAATATATATATTATTAATTAAAACAAATGAAAGGGAAAACAATGAAAGATAGAAAATATAGTTTGATTTTTTGGTGTGGGTTTGTTTGCAATAAAGACAATCAACCCAAATTAGAAAATGACAAAACCATTGATGAGTTTAACTTTGAAAATGGTTATTATGAACAAGAAATAGAAAACATAAAAAATCTTAGTGTCGGTCAAATGATTGATGTTGATGGTATGTTTGAAAGAATGTCGGTATATAGATACCAATAGAAAGGGAAAAAAAAATGAAAGATATACTATATAAAATGCTATTCTTAGCGGTATCAGTTGCAGCTAGTGTAACTGTTATAATGTTTGCTTTGCATCAATGGACAGTTTCAACAGGGGGTGTAATATGAAAACAATTATTTTAGGTAATTGGAAATCAAAAGACACTAAAGAATATTTATCAAATCCAAAAGAAATTTGGTTTTTAAAAGATTTAAAAACTAATAAATATTATTCTTTGTTTGGTATGGAACCAGATAATTTTGATAAAGAAATGGTAAAACGAACTGAATATATTTATATGGGTAAAAAATTTTTAGGCAAACCTTTATTTGATGAAAATTTTAAACCAAATAATTCAGAGTTTAGTAATGAGCAAAAAAAAATAAAATTTAAACGTAAATTTAAATTTGTTTCTATTTTTGATTATGTAAAACATTTAAAAAAAGAAAGTGAGGAATAATGAAAATAGATTGGTATGAATTAAAAACCTTAGAGCTACATTACAGAAGAGAATGGATCTGTTTTTTAGTAGGTTTCTTATTAGGTTCAATAATATTTTAAGGGGGATAAATGACACAACGAGATGAAAAATACGAATATCCAAATGATCTTTGGACTACTATCACAGATGAAAATAATAAATTAATTGATATTAATTTATTTAGTGATGGTGAAGATAAATATTTTGCTATTTATAAAAGGGAAAATCCAAAAAAAATGGAGTTTAATAATTGTGTAGCACACTATAAATTAAAAGGGGGATAAATGACAAAAGAAGAAATAGCTGATTTATTAATTAAAAAACAATCAATAAATGACATAAGCGAACTGCATGATTTATTTTGTAGTGACGAAGATATAAAAAATAATATAGTTTCTGCTTATAGTTGGGATTGTAAAACTTGTGGAACTGAAGATATAAGATGCGATTTAAATGGATTAGTTCAAACAGGTGATGACCCAGAATTTATTAGTATAAAAGATAAAAATTTTTGGGATGGATGTGAGCAAAGGAATGAATAAACAACTTACACAACAAAATTTATTAGAGCTACAAAAGCAAACTTTAATAAATATTTTGAGTAGTAAAGGAATTATTTACACTCATTATAAAAACAAACAGAAAGGAAACCATGTACGTTATAGACTATCCCAATCAAAAAATTAAAAAGTTTTCTAACCAAGAATTAGAAAGTTTTTTAAATAAAGTTATAAAACAAAGATGGATCTTTGTTAAAGACAAAGTAAAAGCAAAGAAATTTTTAAAACAAATAATTAAAAACTAATCTTTATCTGTGGGTGTCGATAATTCTTCGGCACTCACATCAATCAAATC